GCTCAGCGTGATCACGCCGGAAGCATTCGGCGTGATGGTAATGGTGTTGGTGGCCGTGGTGAGCGGGATATCTGCAGGAGTTGCATCACCCAACGAATGTGCGAGCAGAGGGTTCACCTTGCCGTTCAGCGTACCCAGGTAGTACAGCACCATGCGACGCCACGCAGGGATACCCGTCCCAGATGCAGTCCACACCGCCGGAGTTGACCACGTGAACTTGACGACGCCAGCGGTTTGCGTGAGCGTTATGGTCGCGGGGGTCAGACCACCCGTGGTATACCCATTGCCGTTGGCGAGTTCGCTGCCGCTGGCGACAGACCACAGTTCGTCGGTGCTATTCACCGGTGTCCAGGCCGATGTGACCAGCGCAAGTCGGAAGTTGCCGACAGTCGCGGCCAACAGACCAGTTGCGGTGACGGTATTGAGTTTCGAAAGGTCAGGAACGACCCAGGGTCCAGCTGCCATAGTGATCTCCGGTTAGGGGTGACGAGGTTGCGCGCGTATTGTGGTAGTGGGCTACGCAGACTGCTTGCCAGCGAGTTGCTTCATGTAGTTCAGCATGCCCATGTTCTTCTGCCTCAAGAGAGGCTCGAGAGCGTAGCGCACTGCGTCCCAGATGTGGTTGTGCTTGTCTTCAACATCAGTCGTTGGCTCCTTCGTCAGCCGGTCGACCTTGTAGCAGTACAGCCGAGCCTCTTCTTGGGCGTGTTTGCAGCGGGTGTGGATTACGACGCATTCGAAGCTCTTCAGGAACTCGATACCGTCTTCGACGGAACCGGGCCACTTCTGCGCGCCGATCACATTGCCATAGCCGTGTCGCTGCAAGTACGATATTGTCTCAGGTCTCGCACTGTCTGCCCGGATTGGCCTCTTCTTGCTGCCTGTCACCCCTGGGAAGGTGTGGCCCTTCTTGGTCGTGCCACCCTCGTAGAAGGCAGGCATCTCATCAGTCTCGACCCCGTGCGCGTAGGCCTCCTCACTAATGTAGAGTCGGTTGTTGTGAATGAACACCTTGACGAGCGTGCTGGGGTCCACGCTGAAGCCGAAGTCAGCGCCGAAGTACGGACCGTCCCAGTCAGGCTCAGGCACGAATGCTTCGATCTTGTAGCGTCCGCGGAAGATCTGCGCTGCGCTGTTCTTGCGGTACTGCCCACCCCACACGTGATCGGCCGCCTCGGGGTCGATCTTGTACAGGTAGTCCTTCTCGGCGCGTAGCTCCTCAGGGAACCACGGGTTGTCTTGCCACCCGATGTCGATTACGATGCTGTTCGGCGGTACGTTCTGAATGAAGCGTCGGCTGGTCGGGTCCGTCTCTTCGTCAGGGTTGAAGCTAATCCAGATCTCGCTGCCGGGCTTGCGGATGGTAGGGATCAGCACCTGCCACGAGTAGTCGGACACCTTCTCGGCCTCCTCCACCCAGCAGATGTCGATGCCTTCCATCGACTTGATCTTCGTGACGTTGTTGCGTATGCCCGCGAAGATGAACTCAGTGCCAGTGATGATGTTCCGAATGGACGTCTTCTGTACGTCGTACACCAGCGAGAGCCAAGGGTCGGCCGCTACTTGGTCGCTGAGTAGCTTGTGCACTGACTCCGTGATAGATACCTGTAGCTCGCGTGCGCACAGGATGCGGAGCTCGCGCTCGGCACCCATCGTCAGCAAGATCTTCGCGAAGCCCCACGACTTCGCGCCGCCACGCCCACCCTTCACGATCTTGTACCGTGACTTGTGGAACATGCGCTCCAGCTTGCGCGGGAGCCTCAGCAGCGGTGCAGGAAGCTCCTGGGGCGTGGGCGGCGGGGCTGCTGCTAGGTGTGGGTATAGGTCATGGGCTGCGCGTGTTGCGCGCCACAGGGCAAGATCTGCAGCACCCATGCCTAGCGCACCCCGTTATGCATCAGCGAGTAGTGGTTGCCATCAGGCTTCGGCCGACCTTGTCCGTCCAGGAACCGGCCACCCCACGACCCACCTTGAGCCTCCCACCATACGCCGAACTGCAGATGGTCTGACGACAACGACAGGTACGTGCCGTTCTTGTAGAGGTTGATGTCCGCTGCTAGACCAATCAGGTGCAGGCTGTTCGAGATGCCTGCGCCAGAGGTTGCGTTCGCGTTGGCTTCTGCCTGCGTGCGCTTGACCTGGTCCAGTGCGCCGTCGTAACCCTGGGACTTCATATACAGCAGGAGGTTAGCGATCATCAGACTGAAACGACAACGCTTCTGGCCAAGGGTCTCGGTCATGGGGTGTCCTTCGGTGCAGGAGGGTCGACGAACTCAATGCGGAACGGGATGGGCTTGCCGGACTCACCAGGAGCAGCGCCGCCACCAAGCGGGTTCTTCAGCTCGATGCTGCTGATCTTGCCGTGCAGGTAGGGTGCGGCCTTCTCAGCGTAGGGGGCAGCAGCGATGCTGCCACCCAGCAGGTAGGCGCGACGCATGGCCATGATCAGGATGTCCAGCGGTGTGGCATTCGGAGGCAAATCGTCGTATTGCTCTTCCGGGATGTTGCGCTTGCCAGCGGCGATCTCGTCGGCGACCTTGATGGACCGCGCACCGGCCATGCCAGTGACACCGGGTTCGGTGGTGCCAGCAGCGATCTTCTGCGAACGCTTGCGTGCTGCTCGCTGAGGCTGCTTCTTCGGAGGGGCTTTGGTGACCATGTGATGGAGTGAGTGCAGGAGGGACGACGCCGGGAACTTTGCCCGTGCATGTGGGGGTGTGCAGAGACCCCCACGACCAAAGCTCGTTACCGAGCAATGGACACGTGCTTCTGATCACCCACTACCCAGCGTACCCCTGCATGCCCGTGCTGGCACAGTCACAGCGTCATGGAGGGAACCGGTGCCGCTAATCGTGACCGGTTCCGGCGACAAACGAAGCTCTCAATGACACAAGAGCCTAGCAAGCCTATGCACAAGCGGCAACGCATCCACCGGTTCCGGGTAGGGGTTTAAAAACCCCCCTACCATGGAACCGGTTGTATGATGCTTTAGATGTTCCTCCAATCGGTTCCATGGAACAGGTTGAAGGAACCGGTCACGATTGCGCCTACGCTTTGGAGCCCAGCGCAGCCTCGCGGGCCTGGAGCCAGCCCCTACCCACGGGGGTGATACGGAAGGTCGCTGCACCCCGTGCGCCAGCCTCCTCCTCCACCCAGTCGTGGTCCGCGTACTCCTGCATCAGCTCACGGATGCGCCGCTTGTGGACGCGTGCCCCCGTGACAATTTGCGACATGCTGACGAAGTCGTCGCTTTCCTCCAGGAAGCGTAGCACCGCAGCAGCCGAGGACATGACCCTGAACTGCTCCGACTGTTCCACCTGACGGGCCTTGGCTTCCTGCAGCTGGACGGCGTCCAGCTTGACGATGTCTGGGCGTGGCATGAGGAGTGCTCCTTTGCGTTCGAATACATGCGTTCCCAACGATGCGCTGTAGTTGTGCTTGACGTGCTTGAATACCGCGTACTGGCCGACCGTGGCGTGCTCCACGGGTAGCCCGTAGTTGGCCGCGTCCTTGACCGGCATGCTGACGACTACTCCGACTGACCGTGCGTTGTCGGCGAAGCTGGACGCACCGCGTAGGCTGGCCTGATTGACGTCGTCAAGCGACATCCACCCTGCTGCCTTGGACATGTGGTGGATGACCACGACAGCGCACTGAGCGTGCTTGGCCAGCGAGGTGAGCGTCTGCATGAAGGTGGCCATGTCGGCGATGTTGTTCTCCTCCAGCTGGTGCGTGTACACAGCAGGGTCCAGCATGAGCAGCCGGATCTTGTTGCGCTTGAGCATGCCTATCAGCCATTCGACGCGTGCAGTGCGCTCTGGCGGGCTGAACCTATCAGGCTTGGTCAGCAGCAGCCAGGAGGCCGCGTCGTCGTCAGCAGCGTACATGAGCAGGTTCTTGGACAGCGTGCCCTTGATGTCGTAGAGTGCATCGTACACTCCATCGTCCAGGTGGGATAGCTCGTCAACGAGCCTGTGTACCCGCTTGTGCATCTCTTGCCTGTCGTCCTCGTAGGACACGTACAGACTCTTCAGTGGCGCGCTGGCCTGGAACGGACCGAACGACTTGCCGATGGCCGCGTACATGAGCATATGCAGCGCCAGCATGGACTTGGACACGCCACCTGGACCAGCGATGACGGTCACCTTGCCTACTGGCGCGAATTGCTCAACAGACCATTCACGGGGCACAGGCTCCGTGGCCAGGAAGGACGCCAGATCTGCTTTGGATATGAACGTCTCATCGTCATCTAGGACACCCACCTTCTCCTGCTGGTCCTGGGTCAGTAGGTCCTGTTCGCGTAGCCAGTGTACGAGCCGAGCATACGTCAGCGTGTCGTGGCTGGTGCTCATGCACTTGACCGCAGCACGCGGGTTGCCGTCGTAGTTGGCTTCGTAGTAGACCGTCTTGCTGTCGTTCTCTGTCTCGTGCTGGTCGTGGTACGGGCACCTGATGTTGTGCATGCCCTTGTGCCGTGCGTGGGCACCCAGGTACATGCCAGCGACCTTCAGGGCACTGAGGACTTCGTCAGGCTTCTCATCTGGGATGGGAGCAGGTACTTTGTCCACATCTCGTTCATCGCCAGATCCATCTTCTCGTAGTCTGTCGGCGTGTACTCGTCGAACCGCACTCCATGACTTGCCTGTGTGGGTGCTGGTGTAGTAGCGGCTACCCTTGAGCCGTGCTGGTAGGTACATAGGCTGGGACAGAACCCAGGACTCAGGCTTCGTCCATGCTTCAATGCCCAGCTTCTTCGCCGCTGCGACTGTTGATGCCTGTAGCGCAGCCTGCATCTCTTCGCTCGTGCCTGTGATGGGCTTGCCGAGAGGCAAGACGACGCGGTAGCGAGGGCTGCTTGGTACGTGTGAAAGGCTTGTGTACACCCATCCAGCGCCGCCGAGAGACTCAAGAAGCTCGCTGACACGCTCAGGACTGGGTGGCGGAGCAGCATCGTTAGGTCCCTGCTCAACGTCGAGTGTGAGCAGGGTTCGGGCTGTGACGTTGTCATCGTGACGCTTTCCGTTGATGATGCCGCCCACGAAGTAGGGCAGCTGCTTCTTCGTGTCACCGCGCTCGCGCTTGGTGCCGTTGTGATACGCGATACTGGTGGTATCCAGCTGGATGGGCTTGGAGCCAGCAGCGAGCCCTTCAAGCGTACCTTCAGCGGCTATCAGTACGCGGGTGTTGCTCACGCCGCCCCTGGTGACGTAGCTGTACGGTGTGGTTGTCATGCGACTGCGAGATGGTGCGGTGCCAGGACGTAGAACACTTCCATGTTCTCCCACTTGTGCCGCGTGACGAAGCGGTCCTCGGGGTCAGGGTAGTGGACAATCGGCTGGCCAAGCATCCGCATCGCCGTGCGCTCGGACTCGCCTAGGTACAGGTTCTCAGGCAACGTGCCAGTCTTGGTCATGTGCGCGCTAGCTAGCGCACGTATGGTATCGACTACGGTCCTCACGGTGGTGCTCCTGTATGGTTGTTGATGGGGAGGCTCATTGTCCAGGGCATGCACCCCTGGAACCGGTTCCAGGGGGTACCATCGGTATCTGTAAGCCTAGCAGGGCTACGCTACACTGCGGCTGCGCACCTAGCGGGGTGGCTACCGGGCTACAGGGTGGTCTCTCCAGTGGTGGTTCTCTGATGGTCCGTGGGTTGGCCCCGGTAGCCCTGCTAGGTGCGCACCTTTCATGTCTCCTCCTGAGCAAGCTCTACAAGAGCCCTCTTCCAGCCCCCTCCGGTCCTCCGACTGCAGGGGGCTCTTTTTCGTCTATACCTTATCGGAACGTAGGGTCTTGTGAACATCGTAGAACTCCACGAACATTCAGTCATGGCGGAACACAGTGTTGCGCCTCAACCACCCGGAGCCTACCATGCAAGCAACCACCACCCAAGTCAAGCTGGTCCCCACCATCGTTGTGTCTGAAGAGCACGCTGGCAACGTCATGTTCGACGGTCGCCGTGCTCGCCCGGTCGGTGCCTTCAAGCAGGACGGCACCCCGGTCGTCTGCTGCGTCCGCACCGCTCGCAAGAACGGCTGGACCATCGCTGTGCGCGCCTTCAGCCGCAAGTACTCGGCCTAAGCCACCCGCTACCACCCACCCCTAGGAGACCACCATGCACACCCAAGTCGGCTTCGATCTCAACTACGTCAAGCACTACGGCTCGCCTGAGATGGCGCAGCAGATGGTCGGGAAGACACTGGCCAGCTACATTGAGCAGGGTGTGGTCTTCAACATCCAGATTGTCGAGCAGCGTCGGGGCGGCATGAAGCCCAACGCAGAAGACCGTCGTTTCATTCCCCTGGTGTACGCCATCCGCGTCGATGAGAAGAAGCTGCCGTACAGCGCCGAGCAGTGCGCCATCAACTTCGCCCGCTTGGGCTTCGTGGCCTTCTAGCCACACCCTTTAGGGGGTCTAGGGAGCCCCCCTGCTGCCCCCGGACAATACCAGCTTCAACTAGGAGCACTCGATGAACCTGCACCAGTGGCAAGCCACCATCCGCGAGAGCCACCCCGACGCCAGCTTCCAGCTGGACCCGGCTGACCAGACGTTCAGCACCTGGGTCGCCACCTCCGACAGCACTGTGATAGGTACCTTCTACGAGGTGCAGGTGTGCTCCGAGTTCGGCGAACTGCTGCCTTTGTGATACCGTACTGATGTGAAGGGTCTTGGAAACTTCCTGGCTTCCACGAAAATGAACACATCAGCAGCCCACCACCGGAGAACACCATGCGCCACACCACCGCCGATGCTCAGTACCAAGCCCTCTGCGCCAAAGTTGAAGCTCAAGGCGTGAAGCTCGCAGCAGCACTCACCGCCCATGCATCCAAGCAAGCCAAAGACGCTCGGAACTACGGGTACGTCGGTGATCTGGCTGAAGTCGAAGCCAAGCTGGCCGAAGCTCTGCGTCTGCTGGGTGCCTAAGTCATGCGCAACATCGTCCCCCACGACAAGCGGGTCCGCGTCAAGGGCACGCCCTTGGTCGTCGGCAGCATGACCCAGGTCTACTACGAACCAGTGGACCCCTCGTTCGGCCGCAAGGCATGGATCACTCACTTCAAGGGTGGAAGCGGGTGGGGGGTAGCTGGCTGCACTACCGAGCACTGCACCGCCGACTCACCGGGTGGCTTGAGCCACGAAGGCCAGCTGAAGAAGGCTGACGCTATCGAGGCTGCTGCTTGGTTCATCGTCCACGGCTACTTCCACCTGTAAGGAGCGCAGCGTGCGCGCGTTCACCCGTTTCCTAGGGGTGCTCATAGCAGCCCTGCTGATCGGTCTCACTGGCCATGCTCAGCGACGCAGCCGACCCTTCCGCAACCGTAAACACCGTTGGGACGACTAGCCGTGACCCGCATCGAGTTGCGTTCCCGTTGGGCGCGCTAAACTACCACCGGGTGCCGCCACGCACCTCCCGAGACCACACCACAACCCAAGGACATCAGAGGACCATCATGGCTAAAGACCGCACCGAATCCGTCATTGGCACCTACGAGCAGCACCCAATCGCCGCCACGCTCATGCCGGGGGGCATGGACGAACCCGAGTTCACCGCGTTCTGCGAAGACGTCGAGCAGCGCGGCATCCTGATGCCTGTCACGCTGTACGAAGGCAAGGTGCTGGATGGGTGGCACCGCTACCGTGCAGGTCAGAAGACCGGCACACCCTTCAAGACGATCGAATACACGGGTAAGGACCCCGCTGGCTACATCGCCAGTGTGAACGTGCTGCGGCGCAAGCTGAGCAGCCTGCAACGGGCCTTGGTCGGTGCACGCTTGCATCGCGACCACAACCTGACCCAGCGTGATGTCTGCCGT